CCCGCTGATCGACCTGAAATTTGCATTACGTAAAAAATACCGCAAAAACGCGGTCTGGGTGGTTAACTCCACGACGGCGGCAAAACTTCAGAAGGTGAAGAACGCGAACGGCGATTACATCTGGCGCGACCGTTTACAGGCGGGTGATCCTGATACGTTGCTGGGGCTTCCGGTGGAGTATCTGGAATTTATGCCGGATAACGTTATCGCCCTGGGTGACTTCAAACGCGGTTATTACATCGTTGATCATGAAACGGGCGTGCGCACCAGACCGGACAACCTGACAGAGCCGGGCTTTATCAAAATTTTCACGCAGAAATATTTAGGCGGTGGCGTGGTGGATTCGAACGCGATCAAGATTCTGGAACTGCCACAGGACGACGATTAACAGCATACAGAAGGGGCTAAAAAGCCCCTTTAGTGTTTTATGGGTGAAAAAAATTATGAAGAGTATGGAAATCCGGTCATCGGAAATAACCACCAGCGCCAGCAACACGCTGACGGGTTACGTTGTTCGCTGGAATAACCTTTCTGATCTGCTATGGGGTGAGTTTTACGAAAAATTTCAGCGGGGGGCGTTTACTGAGTGGCTTGCGGCGGGTAATGACGTTCGCGGCCTGTATGAGCATGACCACAGCATGTTACTGGGGCGCACCCGTTCCGGATCGCTGAAACTGGAAGAGGACGACACAGGGTTACGCTTTGAACTGACGCCACCGGATACCAGTACAGGGCGGGACGTTATCGAACTGGTTAAGCGTGGTGATATATCCGGCATGAGCTTTGGCTTTCGTTCCCGTAAGGATGTATGGGATACCACAACAGATCCATGCGTGCGCACCGTGCTGGTTGCGGAACTGTACGAAATTACCGTCACATCCGTACCGGCTTACCCTGATTCCGGCGTGGAGCTGGCCCGCCGCTCCCTGTACGAGCAGCACCCCGAAAAAATGCCGCGTGCGGATAATCGCCGCTGGTGGGCGGATTTAGCGGGGGTGTGATATGTGGCCTTTCAGAAGAAAAAAAGAGCAGCGCAGCATGACGCTTGATGAGTTTATGGCGCTGGCTGGCACATCGAACACGGGGGCGGGTGAGTACGTATCATCGGGGACAGCGGAATCACTGCCCGCCGTCATGAACGCCGTCACGGTCATCTCTGAGGCGGTGGCTACCATGCCGTGTTACCTGTACCTGGTACGCAATGAGAAGGGGAAGGAGGCCCGAGAGTGGCTTGATTCTCATCCGGTCGATCACATCCTCAACGAGCGCCCGAACGCATGGCAGACCCCCTACCAGTTTAAGCGAATGATGATCCGCCACTGCCTGTTAAACGGTAATGCTTATGCGGTGATTCAGTGGGGGCGTGATGGTTTTCCGATCGCTTTGCATCCTTACCCGCCGCAGTCGGTGAACGTGGAGCAGACAGGTGAGCATAACTGGCGCTACTGCATCACTGACGCCTACACCGGAAACACCCGCAACTATTTACCGTGGGAGGTTCTCCACCTTCGTTACTCCACGGATGACGGTTTTATGGGGCGCTCACCTGTAACCATCTGCCGCGAATCGCTGGGGCTTGGGCTGGCCCAACAACGCCACGGCGCGAGCGTGATGCGTGATGGCATGATGGCGGCAGGGGTTATCACGTCAGGCGAATGGCTGGACGGCGTGAAGGGCAAACAGGCATTAGCCGCACTGGAACGCTACAAAGGAGCCAGAAACGCCGGAAAAACGCCCATCCTTGAAGGGGGTATGAGCTATCAGCAGCTGGGCATGAGTAATCAGGATGCTGAATGGCTGGCCTCCCGTCGCTTCACCATTGAAGACATCGCCCGAATGTTCAACGTCTCGCCGATTTTTTTGCAGGAATACAGCAACAGCACCTACAGCAATTTTAGCGAGGCAAGCCGCGCATTTCTCACCATGACGATGCGCCCGTGGCTGGCGAACTTTGAGCAGCAGATAAAAAACGCCCTGCTGGTGGCCTCACCTGTACCTGGTATCCGGTATCAGGTGGAGTTTGACAGCGCGGACCTGTTACGGGCCACTCCTGGCGAACGCTTTGCCACCTATGAACGCGGCATCAAATCCGGCGTTATGTGCCCGAACGAAGCCCGCGAACGTGAAGGGCTGTCCCCGCGTGATGGTGGTGATGAGTTCAGCCAGGCATGGAAACAGGAAGTAAAAATCAGCGAGGGAGAAAAACCGGAATGAACATAGGGCGACTGCGTGACAGGGTAACGATTCAGACCCTGAAACAGACCAGGGATATAACCGGCGAAATACTCGAAACGTGGGTGGACGGTCACACACTCTGGGCAAGCGTGAACATGATCAGCAGCAAGGAGGCCATTTCATCGGGTGCAGAACTGGCGACTGGAACGGTAAGGATATGGATACGCTACAGGAAGGACATCAACGCCACCAGCCGGGTAAAGGTCAATACGGGGCCGCTGGCGGGGCGTGTACTGAATATCATCGGGCAGCCGCTGCCGGATGCCGCCAGGACACGCCTTGAAATTCTTTGTCGTGAGGGCGCGGAAAAATGACAGAAGAACTTATCACCCTGGAAGAAGTGAAACTCCATTGCCGCATCGATGGCGACGAGGAAGACCAGTTAATCAGCGGATACATTGCCGCATCGCTTGAGGCGTGCCAGATACACATAGGCAGGCGCTTTGATGACGGGCTGGAGTTCACGCCAGCCATAAAGATTGGCTGCATGATGTTTATCGCTCACCTGTATGAAAATCGCCAGATTGTCGCGGATAACGCAAAAACACGCGTACCCATGACGATTGGTGCACTCTGGACGGCTTACCGTGATGTGGGGGTGTACTGATGCCGTGGCAACCATTAAGACGATGCACAGAACCAGGCTGTAACAGGCGCGTGAAGTCCGGCAAGTGTGAGGAGCACAGGCGGGCGGCATGGCGTGCAGAGGATGCCAGACGAGGACACCGCCGCGCGCGTGGGTACTCCAGACAGTGGGACAAATACCGCGCCATGTATCTGAGTAAAAACCCGTTATGCGTGCGATGCCTTGAGAAGGGGATATATACGCCCGCCGTGGTGGTGGATCACATTATCCCGATTAATGGCGGTGATGATGTTCTCTTCTGGCCCGAATGGAACCATCAGCCATTGTGCCAGGCGTGTCATAACCAGAAAACGAAATGGCTTGATCCGGCAACAAAAAGCAAGCGTGCCGCAGGTGGATTTCGTGAAGAGGAAGAACGGGCCGCTAACCGCAATAACTGGATGTATGACGCTGATGAATGAGCGGGAACAAAACCGCCTTATCCGTGGACTGATAAGGCAGCGTGACGCATGGAAGACACAGGAAACAGGGCATAAAGATAAAGCGTCAGGACGCGCAGAACGCATCACAGCGAAGCGATTAACCGACCGTGACCGCGAGGTTATGGAATGTTTCCGCAATCGCTGATGAGGCTGTATGACGGGGTGGGGGGCGTTTTCAGGACAAACCCGACCCCGCCGGGCACCGAACGCCTCCTCAAATTTTTATGCACGGGAATTTTTTGAAAAATAATCTGGCGAAAAAATAAGCATGGCAAGACCACCGAAAGCCCCCGCCTACCTGGATGATATCGCCGTGAAGCAGTGGCGGGAAAAATCGCGGCAGCTTGCGGAACGGGGAGACCTTACCCCCGCCGACTGGAGTAATCTGGAACTGTATTGTGTCAACTACTCCATTTACCGGAAAGCCGTTGCAGACCTTGCGGCGCGCGGGTTCAGCATTGTTAACAGTCAGGGCGGCGAGAGCAGAAACCCCGCATTAAGCGCAAAATCCGACGCTGAAAGAGTGATGATAAAAATGGCCTCCTTGCTCGGTTTTGACCCGATAAGCCGCCGTAAAAATCCACCGGAAACAGAAGAAGAGGACGAGCTTGACCGCCTGGAATAAGTACGCAGAAGACGTAAAAACGGGCAAAATTCCGGCCTGTAAACGGCTGAAACAGGCCGTTAAACGGTACTTTTCGGACCTTGAAAGCCCCCTTTACACGTTCGATCGTGAGGTTGTGGAGCGGTTTATTGCCTTTTCCAGGGTGTGCCCGCACGTAAAAGGCGCAATGCGCGGTAGCCCCATTGAGCTGGAGCCGTGGCAGCAGTTCGCCTTTGCGTGCATCCTCGGCTTTAAGGTTAAGGCCACCGGACGGCGCAAATATACGAGCGCCTTTATCGAAGTGCCGCGCAAAAATGCGAAATCCACGACCGCCGCGATTCTGGCTAACTGGTTTCTGATTATGGAGAACGGGCAGCAGGATATTTACACCGCAGCGGTGAGCCGTGACCAGGCGCGGATCGTTTTTGATGATGCGCGTCAGATGTGCCTTTTATCCCGACCGTTACGCAGGCGGGTGAATATTCAGGCCCACAAGGTGATGCACCCGAAAAGCAACAGCCTGTTAAAGCCGCTGGCAGCAAAAGCGGCAACCATCGAGGGAACAAACCCCAGCCTTTCCATCGTGGACGAATACCACCTACACCCCGATAACGGCGTTTATTCCGCGCTTGAGCTGGGGATGGGCGCACGTCCCGAAGGGCTGTTATTTGCCATTACCACATCGGGCAGTAACGTCGTTTCAGCCTGTAAACAGCACTATGATTATTGCTGCCAGATCCTGGACGGCGAAGAGGTCAACGATTCAATTTTTGTGCTGATTTACGAGCTGGACGACGAAAACGAGGTTGATGATCCGGCGATGTGGATAAAGGCTAACCCTAACATCGATGTTTCCGTGGATCGTGAAAAACTGGCCTCAACCATCCAGAAAGCGCGGGGTATTCCGTCGCAGTGGGTGGAGATGATGACAAAGCGATTTAATATCTGGTGCCAGGGGGCTACCCCGTGGATGGGTAACGGCGCATGGGCTGAGTGTGCCGGAACGTTCACGGAGGAAGATTTACACGGCCAGGAGTGTTACGCGGGGCTGGACTTATCATCAACCAGCGATATTTCCAGCGTGTGCTATGCCTTTCCGGTCGGTAAAACCATTATGCTGGTTTCCCGTCACTATCTGCCGGAATTTCAGCTACAGAACCCCGCCAATAAAAACCGCGCCATCTATCGTCAGTGGGCTAAAGCAGGCTGGATACGCACAACGCCTGGCGACTGCATTGATTACGACCGGATCAGAGATGACATCATGCAGGACGCGGAGAAATTTAATATCAGGCTGGTGGGCTTTGATACGTGGAACGCCAC